TCGGTACGTATAACAACCAACGTAGAAGGAACAAAACTCGATTCACGCAGACAGGCCCTGGGCATCTCGCCCAATTTCATCCACTCCTGTGATGCGGCCCACCTGATGCTCACCGTCTGCACTGCCCTTGAGAACGGCATTACGGACTTCGCCATGATCCACGACTCCTACGCAGCCCACGCGGCTGACACCGACGTGCTGGCCGCCTCACTGAGAGCTGCCTTCCACGAGCAGTACACCCGCGAAGTCCTCACCGACTTCCGCAACGAACTGGCCGCTCAGCTTCCGGCTGAAGTGGCTGTCGAACTTCCCGAACTCCCGCCCTGCGGCGACCTCGACCTCTCCTTGGTCGAATCGTCCCTGTACTTCTTTGCCTAATTACTTGATTCCTTTTGACCATTGAGGACACCATGAGCATCCAGTACAACTCCCAACTCAATACCCACACCGCCACCGACAGATACGGCGTTGTGCTCGCGATCTACGACCCCGCCGTCCACGGCACGCTGGCTGACTTCCGAGTCGCCGCGCGCTCCCTGCTGGGGGGCTGAGCCGATGTTCATCTGGACTTTCGGCGACGTGATCGGCGTCGCCCTGCTGGGCACCTGCGTCCTCATCGGTGCCGCCGCCGCGACCGTGATGGCCGTCAAGGCCGCCGCCCGCCGCGTCCGCAACACCTTCCGCAACCTCTGGAGTCGCTTTCATGGCTAAGGCACGCACGCTGTCCCCGTTCTACACGAAGCGCATGCAGCGCATGGCCGTCGCCGCATCGCGGACGAACGATCTGCCGCTGATCCTGGCTGTCACTGGCGAGATCAAGCGTGCCCTGCGCAAGCGTGCGTTCTTCCATCTGATCCGCCACTCGTGGCCGGCGCAGCGCACAGGCGTCAACTACGCCGCAATCGACACCAATCTCGGACTGATGGCCCGCTTCTCGTGAGCTTGGTCTCCACAGTCCGCGACCGCGTACTGGCCTCGTCCCCTACCGCTGCGGCGGAAGGGGCGTTCGCCGTAATCAACGCGCTGCAAGACCTTCACCCGGCCCGCCAAGTCCTCGCACTGGCCGCCGCGCTGAAGGTGACCGCTGAAGTCCTGGAGATCGACCCTCGCGAACTGCTGAGCGTCGTGGGTCGCATGCAGGACGACTGCACCTTCCGCAACGAAGACACCTTCTCTGCCGTGACGGCCTACGTCGAAGGTGAGATCAAACAGAGGTTCACCTGAAAACCCCAACCGAACTCCTTCGGGACGCCTACCGCGAGCTGGATGAAACCGGATCGCTGTCCCTCAAGACCCTGCGCAATCTCCACACGGCCGGAATCGACACCGCCGTGTTGACTGCAATCTCAAACCCCTACCCGGAAGACTGAATGGCACAGAAGAAGTACCCGATCCTCAACACCCCGAAGGGTGTGGCCGTATGGCCGAACCTCAATGCACCGGACACGAAGTTCAAGCCCGAAGGTGAGTACACCGCGCGGCTGGCATTCGATCCGAACCTGCCTGAAGTACAGAAGCTCGTCTCCGATCTGGAGAAGGTGCGCGACGAACTGTTCGAGGAGTTCAAGGCTGAGAAGCCGGCTCACAAGAAGTTCGAGGCCGCCCCGGTATTCACCGAGGAGCTGGACAAGGAAGGCGAAGAAACCGGCCGCATCACCATCAACTTCAAGATGAAGGCCAGTGGCGTCAGCAAGAAGACCAACAAGCCGTGGACGCGTAAGCCGACGATCTTCGACAGCAAGGGCAAAGAGATCAAGAACCCGCCGACCATCGGTGGCGGTTCCGTTCTCCGCGTTGCCTGCGAGCTGGGCGGCGGCGGCGTGCCGAGCGCCAAGAAGTTCTACCTGTCACCGAAACTGGTTGGCGTGAAGCTGCTGGAACTGGTGAGCTTCGGCAGTGTGACTGCTGCGGGTTGCGGCTTCGGTGAAGACGAAGGCGGCTACGAAGCCGACGACACACCGGCACCGTCGTTCGACGACAACGACGAAGCAAGCAACGAGGACACGAGTGGCGGCAGCGGGGACTTCTAAGTTCCTGACACCGGGCATGAAGCCGGAAGCGGTGGTGGCGGGACATCTCGCCACCATCCACATCCCACTCGAACCTCTGCCCGCATCCCGCCCCCGAGTCACCCGCTGGGGCACCTACATCGCCAAGCCGTACAAGCAGTGGATCGACGCTGCACTCGAAGTGATTCCCGAGGGAACCCTCTGGATCGACAAGAACAAACCCCTCCTCGTTGTGACCACGGCCGTCTGCACAAAGGCCCGCACGTCCAAGCTGTTCTTCCCGCGTATGGATGTCGATAACACCGCCAAAGCGGCACTCGACATCATCACGAAGATCGGCGGCTATTGGGCAGACGACAATCAGATTGTCCACCTGGTCACGACCAAGCGATTCGCCGCTCCAGGCGAAGCCGCATACACCTCCGTAAGCATCTACTCGTTGTGAAGATCAAGGCACTCGACACCATCGAGCGCATCTTCGTCACCTGTTCCATGACCGCTCCATCCGCCGACATCGGCGTGAAGGAACTGGCGAGCGCACACCGCCGCCAGGGTTACTCCGAGATCGCCGTTCACTACGTCATCCGACGCGACGGCACTGTCGAGAAGGGACGGGACGAACGCGTTCGTGGTGCTGTCGCGCCTACCCATGCCTCCAGCTCGCTCCAGGTCTGCCTCATCGGCGGCCTCACCGAGTTCCTGGAGACGAAGGGGAGCTTCACGGCGGAGCAACTGATGGTGCTGCGGGCAATGACCGCGCGACCGGATCACTGCCTTCCGCTGGTGTTTGGTCACGAGGCACCTCTCCTCGCCCTGAAAGAACTCCTCAAGGAACCCTGATGAAACTCCCGCTGCAATCAAAGACCGTGCTCGCGCACCTGCGTGCCGAAGCGCACATCACCTCGTGGCAAGCCGAGGGTGTTTACCGCATCCGCCGTCTCGCCTCACGCATCGACGAGATCGTTGCAGCGGGATACGAGGTCATCAAGACCGAGGCGCGTGACGCCACCGGCCAACGCTACATCCGCTACTCCCTCAGCGCGACGCAGAAGCGTTACGCCGGCCCGATCAATCCGCCCCGCGCCAAGTGCCTGCGGCTGAACGTCGAGCACATCGAAGAAACCATGCGTCGCCTCGGGCATTGCCCGTGCGCGATCAGCTCCCTCATCAATGCTCTCAAGGAAACTGCATGACCCAGGCTGCAACCACGATGCGCGCCGCGTTCGATAGCGCGTACCGCAACGCGAACCACACCAACAACGTCATCCGCCTCGTCGGTTCCGCACTGCGCCGCAAGGTCGGCCTGGTGACCCGCAAGGCCATGTGGTCTGTCCAGCGTGGAAACCGCTGAGTCCGAGCTGGTCTCGAAAGGCTCGTGCGACGACTGCGGTTCCTCCGATGCGTGTGCCCTCTACACCGATGGGCACACGCACTGCTTCTCCTGCGGCAAGACCCGCCAGGGCGATAGCACCCATACCCCCACAAGGAGCAAGCGAATGTCCGCAGACTTCCTGCATGGACAGGCCCAAGCTCTAACCAAGCGGGGACTGTCGGAAGATACCTGTGCCAAGTTCGGCTACACAGTCGGCGAGCACCACGGGAAACCAGTACAGATCGCCAACTACATGCGTGACGGCGAAGTGGTTGCGCAGAAGGTGCGCTACGCCGGTAAGGAGTTCAACGTCCGTGGCTCGCTCAAAGGAGCCGGCCTGTACGGTCAGCATCTCTGGAGTCCCGGCCGCCGCATCGTCATCACTGAAGGCGAGATCGACTGCCTCAGTGTGAGTCAGGCGCAAGAGAACAAGTGGCCCGTCGTGTCCGTTCCGAACGGTGCTCAAGGTGCGAAGAAGACCATCGCCCAAGAACTTGAGTGGCTGGAGAAGTTCGAGGAAGTTGTCCTCGTGTTCGACATGGACGAACCTGGTCAGGCTGCTGCGCAAGAGTGCGCGCTGCTGTTCACACCGGGCAAGTGCAAGATCGCGCACCTGTCGATGAAAGACCCGAACGAACTCCTGCTGGCCGGCAAGGCCCGCGAGATCATCACGGCCATCTGGAACGCCAAGGTGTTCCGCCCCGATGGCATCGTGACGTTCGGTGACATCAAAGAGAAGGCGCTCGCCAAGATCATCCGTGGACTTCCGTGGTTCCTCCCGTCCCTGACGGAGTACACCTACGGCCGTCGCTATGGCGAGGTGTACTTCTTTGGTGCGGGCACAGGCATCGGCAAGACCGACCTGTTCACGCAGGAGATCGTCCACACCGCTGTGACCCTCAACGAGAAGGTCGGCCTGTTCTACCTGGAGCAGCCGCCCGTCGAGACTGGCAAGCGTGTCGCCGGCAAGCTCGCCGGTCGCCGTTTCCATGTCCCTGACAACTCGTGGACGCAGGAGGAACTCAACGAAGCGTTCGAGAAGGTCGAAGCCAGTGGCAACGTCTTCATGTACGACTCGTTCGGCAGCACGGAGTGGCCGATTGTTCTGGCGAAGATGAAGTACCTCGCGGCTGCTGAAGGCGTGAAGCACTTCTTCCTCGACCACCTTACGGCCCTCGCGGCTGCTGAGGACGACGAGCGCAAGGCCCTCGAACAGATCATGGCCGAGATCGCCTCGTTCGCGCAGGCATACAACGTCTGCTTCTACGGCATCTCGCATCTGGCAACACCGGAGGGCAAGCCGCACGAAGAAGGCGGTCGAGTGATGATCCGTCACTTCAAAGGCTCCCGTGCCATCGGCTTCTGGAGTCACTTCATGTTCGGCCTGGAGCGTGACCAGCAGGCGGAGGACATCAACGTCCGCCAACACACCACGTTCCGCATCCTGAAGGATCGCTTCACCGGCCAGGCCACAGGCAAGACCATCGGTCTCGGCTACGACGTGGAGACCGGCAGGCTGTTCGAGCAGGTGCTTGAAGAAACCCCGATGTTCCCACCGGAGCCAGGGGAAGGCAGTCAAGACTTTTGACTGACCTCGCCGTAACGACTCACGAGTTCTACATCCCCATGGACGCACCGGCACTCGCTGGTGCGTCCGCATGTTTCCCATACGCAGTACCCATGACCGCAGCCGATGCAGCCCGTCGATTCCCCGAGGGCGGCAAGCGTGTGCGCGTAACCATCACCGTCGAGGAAATCACATGAAGCTCTACATCGAACTGCTGCTGGCTCGTCTGTTCCCGTTCACCGTCGATTCGATCACCGCGCGCTTCGAGAAGGACGTGCAGAACCTGGAGAAGCTGGCCCTGGATCACCGCGCTGCTGCCGAGTCGCACACCGAGATGGCGCACGACTTCCTGGACTTCGCTGACGCAGCACACGACGAAGCCGACCGCGCCACGCGCATCGCCGCTCGCGTCAAAGCCCTGATCGACTGACCCAAGGAAGGCCCATGACTCCCAAAGAGTACGCACTGAGCATCTTCAATCTCCTGCCACCCGGCGTGGACGCATTGGCCTTCATCGGGGGCGGATGCTTCCGCTCTCTGTTCGACGGGACGGAGGTGAAGGACATTGACTTGTTCTTCGCCTCCTACACCGACTACCTGCTGGCTCTCCAGTTCTTCTCGTGGGAGCCGCGCTTCTCCGAACTCAAGTCCGATGTCAGCGGTGCTCGCATCTTCTCTGATGGCGTGAACCCACCTTTCAACCTGGTCGGCTTCCGATTCCACAAGACCCTCGGCGACCTCGTTGCGGACTTCGATCTCACTTGCGTCACCTGCGGAGCCGAGATGGTCGAGCCGGGTGTCGTCGAGGTCATCGAAGGCCCTGACTTCGTGTGCGACGCATCGCACAAGTACCTGCGCTTCAACAAGGTGCAGAACCACGACCGCGCCGTGAAGCGTATCGCTCGCTATGAGAGCTACGGCTACACCCGCACGCGCTCCGTAGCCGCCCAACTGGTGCGCTCCCGCTTCATCCCCGCTCCCAAACATGGAGGCGACTACTGAGGAAACTCCATGCACATATTCGACAACGAGACCAATGGCCTCATCCCTGAACTGGATCGCCTGCACTGTATCGCGATACGCGACACCAAGAAGGGAGTGACTCACCGGGCCAACGATCACGGATCGAAGCTGAGCATCGAGTCCGGCGTGAGGATGTTGCACGAGGCAGACGACATCTGCGGACACAACATCATCGGCTTCGACATCCCGGCGACACAGAAGGTCTACCCCTGGTTCAATCCGAGGGGCCAGGTGTGGGACACGCTCATCATGTCCCAGCTCATGTTCACCGACCTGTTCAACGATGACATCAAGCGCATCCGGCAGCACGAGAAGGACGCCGCACAAGGCAAGCGCGCCGCTGCGATCTTCCCGAAGAAGCTCATGGGCAAGCACTCGCTCGAAGCCTGGGGCTGGCGCATGGGCGTCTGGAAGGGTGACTACTCCGACATGATGAAAGCCAAGGGCCTCGACCCTTGGGAGTCATGGAATCAGGAGATGGACGACTACTGCGTCCAGGACATCCGCGTCACCGCCAAGCTCTACGACAAGCTGATCGCGCAGGGCTTCAGCGAGGAAAGCATCCGCCTGGAGCACGACATCGCTCCGATCCTTCGTCGGCAGGAGGCCCACGGCTTCCTGTTCAACAAGGACAAGGCGCTGGAGCTGGAAGCCACGCTGATCGGCCTGCGCGCCGAGCTGGTCGAGAAGCTGCGTGCGGTGTTTCCGCCGTGGCAGGCGAAGGCCGGCATCATCATCCCGAAGCGCGACAACAAGGCGAAGGGTTACGTCAAAGGCGTTCCGTTCCAGAAGTGGAAGACCGTCACCTTCAACCCCGGCTCGCGTCAGCACATAGCTGATCGCCTGTCGCACCTGTACGGATGGAAGCCCACGGAGTTCACCGACCAGGGAACGCCCAAGGTGGACGAGACAACCCTCGCCGGCCTGAAGTACGCAGAGGCTCCCTTGCTGACCGAGTACCTCACCGTTGAGAAACGGCTGGGCCAGCTCAGTGAAGGCAAGCAGGCGTGGTTCAAGGCAGTGAAGGCTGACGGCCGTATCCACGGACGTGTCAGTCAGAACGGCGCAGTCACCGGCCGCATGACGCACTCGAACCCCAACATGGCACAGGTGCCCTCCTCCGGTTCCCTTTACGGCCCGGAGTGCCGCGCACTGTTCATGGTGCCCAAGGGCAAGAAGCTGGTGGGTGCGGATGCGAGCGGCCTGGAGCTGCGCTGCCTTGCGCACTTCATGGGTCGATGGGATGCCGGCGAGTACGCGAAGGTCATCCTCGAAGGCGACGTGCATACGACCAACATGGTCGCTGCCGGTCTGACGAACCGCAACCAGGCCAAGACCTTCATTTACGCCTTCCTCTACGGAGCGGGCGACGCGAAGATCGGCTCGATTGTCGGCAAGGGTGCGAAGCGTGGTGCGGAGCTGAAGGCACAGTTCCTGAAGGGACTGCCTGCACTGGCAGCACTCATCAAGGCCATCAAGGCCACCGTGCGTGCGCAGGGATACCTCAAGGGCCTGGACGGCCGCAAGCTGCATGTTCGCAGCGATCACGCAGCACTCAACACCTTGCTGCAAGGAGCTGGTGCAATCGTGATGAAGAAGGCTCTTGTGTTACTCGACAAGCGTCTGCAAGAGATCGGCTTGGTTCCCGGTACTGACTATGAGTTCGTAGGCAACATCCACGACGAGTGGCAGATCGAAGTATCCGAGGAACATGCCGAGACCGTAGGAGCCGCTGCCACCGATGCGATCTTCCGTGCTGGTGAGCACTTCGGCTTTCGTTGCCCCCTGGCCGGCGAATACAAAGTCGGCAACAACTGGCACGACACGCACTGAGGAAGTGCGCCACACCGGCAAGCCGTCTCCTTGCACTGACGAAGCACCGGGCGAAGAAGCGGGGCATCCCATTCGACCTCACGATTGAGGACGTGGTGATCCCCGACTTCTGCCCGGTGCTGGGCTTACCGCTATATCGCAACACAGGTGGACTGGCCCAAGGCCCGAACTCTCCATCCCTCGACCGCAATGACCCGACTCTCGGCTACACAAAGGGCAACGTCACGGTCATCTCATCCAAAGCAAACGCCATCAAGAGCAACGCAACTCCCGAGGAGCTGCTGCGCGTGGCCGCCTATTACCAGGAGCACCGATGAAGTCCTGCAAAGACTGCAAGTTCTATCAGCGCGCACCCGGCTATCCGTCCGAGTACGACAACTGCACCCGCAAGCGCACCTCCATCACGCTGGTCGATCCGGTACGCGGCGGTACGAAGAGGGTCAACACCACTCCGCTGAGCCACTACATCAAGTGCGACAGCGAGCGCACCTCGCGTGCCCCGTGGAAGTGCGGCGTGCAAGCCCGCCACTTTCAGCCGAAGGCAACGACTCCCGAGGACTACCACCTATGAAGGCACTGAAGTTCATCTTCGGTGGCCTCATCGACGCCATTAAGCAACGCAGGGTCATCAAGTCCCGCGAGCGTGCCGCGCTGCACAGCCTACGACTCGCGAAGATTCAAGCACAGATCGCGGCGGTGCAAGCGCACTCCGTTGACTACGTGTGTCGGCCATGAAGCAGGCCCTCTACTACATCGCGGCCCTGCTGATCCTCGTCGCTCTCGGTGCCGGCGCCTATGGCGTCTATTCGTATCGAGCAATGACCACGCGCGTCGTGAAGCTGGAAGAAACAGCTCAGCAGTACGACGCACTCACGCAGCGGTTTGATGCCTTCTCCAAGGAGGTCGCCTACCGCCGCGACCTCGACTCACTGATCCGCAACAACCGGGATCGCGTCACTCACGAACTGGAGATAGCTGCCCGTGAAGATCAGCCGACTGCTGCTTTTCTTGATACCCCTCTGCCTACAGGGCTGCGCGACGCATACAACCGTGCGAAGCAGCAGCGCCTTCCTCTCCCCGACCGCCATTGAGGGCCGCCACGCATCCCTGGATGCCCTGGTGGATGACCCGACGAGTACGGGTGGAGACCTATTCAACTTCGCCGGTCAGGCGGAGGACGCACTGCAACGCTGCAACGCAGACAAGCAGAGCGCAACCAACGAACTGAAGGGAACCCAATGAGCCTGAGCATTAACGACGACATGGAGAGCCGCCAGCTCCTCGTCCTATTCGTGCAGGAACTGCGCAAGCGCCTTGAGGGCGACGTGCTCACCGCGCTGAAGCCTGCAATCGACAAGGCCATCGACGGGGTTGTGGCTGAACTCAACCCGGCCATCCAGAAGCACTACGACATGCGCTGCGACCGCATGGTTCACAACCTTATGGTCACTCGCCGCGAGGAAACAAAATGACCATTCAAGTAACCCTGATCGGCGGCCCTGCCGATCTCCAGCGTCACGTCGCTGATCGTGGTGCGCGCTACATCCGCGTGGCGCACATGCGGGCGGCGCAGGCGCGCTACTACGGCCCGAACGATCCGATCCACAACCTCAGTGTCAGCGCGCACACTTACGATATTCGGCAGGTGGATCACTCCACCTTCGTGGGTATCTGGCAAGAGCAGTGGGGTTAACGATCCTCATTGACGCCGACGTTCTCCGCTACCAACTGTCCTTCAAGAACACGAAGACGATCAAGTGGGAAGACGAAGACGACGGCGCTGAGGTTGTGGTTGCTGAGGTGGTCAACCCCGAGAAGGCGAAGGCCGACCTGGACGACTATATCGAGGAGCTGCTGGAGAAGTTCGGTACGCGTAACTTCCTCCTGCCTCTCTCGGTCAGCACCAACTTCCGCAAGGCGATCCTGCCCACGTACAAGGGCAACCGCACGAAACCCAAGCCGGCCCTGTGGACTGCTGTGGATGGATTCCTCCACGAGCTGTACCCCGAGAAGATCATCACCCGCGAGTACCTCGAAGGCGATGACATCCTCGGTCTCCTGGCGACCATGCCGAAACCCCGGCTGTGCCCTGGCAAGCGAATCATCGTGTCCATCGACAAGGACATGCAGACGATTCCCGGCCGCCTGTTCAATCCCGGCAAGCCCGACATCGGCACCCGCACGATCAGCGAGCACGAAGCCAATCTGTTCTGGATGAAGCAGGTGCTCACGGGTGACACCGTGGACAACTACAAGGGCTGTCCCGGCATAGGCCCCAAGCGGGCCGATGAATTCCTGATGCCCGTTCACGAGGCGATGTTGGGCGAGTCCGTTGAGGATCACCTGGCCGCCCTGTGGGTAGCCGTGGTGGAAGCCTACGCCACCAAGAAGGGCACCGCTGAGGAAGCTCTGATCCAGGCCCGTTGCGCGCGAATCCTGCGTGACGGCGACTACAACTTCAAGACCGAGGAGGTCACCCTCTGGACACCCCAATGAAGATCATCGGCATCTCTGGCCGCGCACGTAGCGGCAAAGACACGCTCGCCGGTATCTTCAAGTTCCTGGACAAAAACGCTGTCCAGCTTTCCTTCGCCTCACCCATCCGCGAGTTCATCGCCGGCCTGATCGGCATGTCCGTTGACGAGATCACGAACAGCGATGCCAAGGAGCTTCCGCTCCCCTGGCTCAACGGCAAGTCCCCACGGCACCTGATGCAAACCCTGGGCACCGAGTGGGGTCGCGATCAGATCGACCCGAACCTCTGGATCAAGGTAGCCGCCAAGAAGATCGAGACGCTGCGTGCTCAGGCCAACCCGCCGAGCCTTGTGGTGTTCTCAGATGTCCGGTTCGACAACGAGGCGGAAATGATCCGCTCGCTGGGCGGCTGGATCATCCATCTGTCAAGGGGCGAAGCCACCGAAGTGGCGGCGCATGTGTCAGAGAAGGGGGTCACCCCGAACCCCTCGGAAGACATGTGCATTTACAACGACGGCTCCCTCGGCGACCTGGAAGAACAGGCTGAACTGGCCCTCGCCAGTTACGACGGCGGCTAAGTGCGGCCCGGATCGGCTCCGGCTCCGGTGTTTTTTTTCCGCTCGAAGTCGAACTCTTCAGTGAACATGGCCCACAGAAGCATGCATGCCAGAACCACGATGGCAACAATCAGCAGCCAGCCAACGAGCCGACCGCCTTGAAGGTAGTAGTAAAAGAGACCCAAGTACCCGCTGCACATTACCAAACGGACAAGAAGGCCGGCAGCGTACTCCCACGTCTTCCAGCGCCACGGCCAGATTCGATCCTTCGATAAGGAAATCATCACTGAGTAGCCCGCGTAAGCCCAAAACCCCCAAGCAATGATGTAGTTCCCGGCCTTGCTCAGCGTCAGAGCCGCAAACGGAATGTCGGAGATGTCGCCGGGGTAGCAGTACAAGCCGATGGCAGCAAGAACGAGTGCTCTGAGCAGGTACATGTTGGCGCCTTCCTCCCCTTGGAAGCGTGAGTATCCTCCAAGTAAGGGGGTGGGTAAAACAACCAACATAGGAGGAAACAACCGTTTCCCATCAAGGGTTCCGGTGGGTTCCTGAAGACTCATTCATACACCCACGGAACCCCCTATGTCCGACACCATTCCCCTGCACGCCTACGACCTGATCGACGAGCTGGACGCGCGATACCCCGAGGTCATCTATGACTCGAAGCTGGATCGCGATGAGTTCCTCATGCGCTCAGGCGAACGCCGCCTGGTTCTCTCGCTGAAGCTCAAGCGGCAGCGCGAACAAGAGGATCAGTATGTGCAGTAGTTCCCCCCAAGCGCCCAAGCCGACCGAAGCAGATAAGCCCGCCGTGATGCTCACCGCGCGCGACGGCATGAACGGTTCCCAGGAGAGCGCAAGTCAGGGCCGCAAGCAACTGCGGATCGACCTGAATAACTCCACCACCTCCGCTTACGGAAGCAGTCTCGTCATCCCCACTTGAGCACGTCCGCCCCGCAGACCGTCTCAGCAGAAGGCCGTTACAACCAGCTCAAGTCTGACCGTAACGCCGCCGAGTCCCGCGCGAAGCAATGCGCAACTCTCACACTGCCGACGCTTTACAAGGAAGTCTCGAAGGGCAAGTCGAGCTCTTCCCGCACCACCCCGTACCAAGGCACCGGAGCGCGCTGCGTCAATTCGCTGTCCGCCCGCCTGCTGCTGGCGCTGTTCCCCGCAAACGCCAACTTCTTCAAGCTGTCACCCGATGGTATGGACGCCAACACGCTCGCAGAGCAGGCCGGCATCCAGCAGGGTGAACTGGAGATGGGCCTCGCCGAGATCGAGCGCACCGTCATCAACGACATCGAAACGTCCGGCATGCGTGGACGCTTGGGCCTCGGCCTGAAGCACCTCGTGGCAACCGGCAACGTGCTGATGTACGTGCCCGACGACGGCAACGCCAAGATGTATCCGCTGTCCCGCTACGTGGTTGACCGCGACGGCATGGGTTCCGTGCTGGAGATGGTCACGCTCGATAGCGTCGCACCTTCGACTCTCGGGACAGACCTAAAGTCCATCTTGGGTCTCGACAAGAAACAAGGTGCTACGAAGGACGCTGGCCCTGAGCAGGATGTGGAGCTGTATACCCGCATCTACCGCGAGGGTGGACTGTGGCAGGTGTACCAGGAAGTGAACAGCACCATCGTTCCAGGCTCCCAGGGTTCCTATCCCATCGACGCGTGTCCTTGGATTCCCCTGCGGATTCCCGAGGAAGACGGCGAGGACTACGGCGCCGGCCTGATCTACGACTACTACGGCGACTTCGATGCACTGGAGAAGCTGAGCAAGGCCATCCTCAAGGGTGCCGCAGCAGCCGCCAAGGTTCTGTGGGCACTGGATGAGAACGCCACGATCCGACCAACTGCAATCACGCAGGCCGAGTCAGGTGACGTGTTGCGCTTCAAGGCCGAGCAGCTCAAGGCTGTTTCGCAGGAGAAGTTCGGCGACTTCAACTTCGTGGGTCAGCACATCGACAAGCTGATTACCCGATTGGAGATGGCGTTCGGCGTTCGCACCTCGATTCAGCGCAGCGGCGAGCGAGTCACTGCTGAGGAAATCCGCTACCTGGCCCAAGAGCTGGAAGACACCCTCGGCGGCATCTATTCGATCCTCGCGGAAGACCTTTTGCTCCCGCTGGTTCGCCGGATCATGGATCGCCTCACACGCGCCCATCGACTCCCCGATCTGCCCCCAGGTCTCATCAAGCCCCGCATCGTTGTCGGCGTCGCCGCACTCGGGCGTGGGCAGGACATGCAGAAGCTCATGGAATGGGCACAAGCAGCGCAGCAGGTACTCACACCGCAAGTGTTCTCACAGCGTGTGAATCCCGGCGAGCTGATGGCCCGTATGGGCGCTGCATCCGATCTGACCATGAAGGGCCTCATCAAGACTGATGAGCAGCTCCAACAGGAACAGCAGACCGACACCATGCACCAGGCCGCCATTCGTGCAGCCCCAACCATCGCAGGTGCCGCCATGGCACCACCAGGAGATATGAGTGGCCAACAGTAATCCAGTGACCGACACGCCGGCTGATCCGGCAAAGACCAAGCCGGTCACCCCGACTCCCGTGAAGACCCCGAAGGACACAGTGAAGGCCGAGGCCGATCCACTGGAGAAGTACAAGTCCGTCGTCAACGGTCTCACCATCTACAACTTCAACCACTGAGCCTTATGACCGAAAAGTCCGAGATCACAATGAACACCACCGAGGCTTCGGCCGCTGCCGCTGCTGCCACTACGGAAGCCGCTGCTGCAACCGAGGTCACCTATGGTGGCTTCAAGACCGTCGAGGAGCTGGTCGCCGCTCACGCCGAACTGACTGCCAAGCAAACGACGACGCCAACGGCTGAAGAAGCTGCCGCTGCCGCTGCGGAAACCAAGCCGGCCCTGGAGATTCCAGCGGGCGACGAAGGTGCTCAGAAGGTTGTCGAGAATGCCGGCCTGGATTGGGCGGGCCTCAACACCGAGTACGCCGAGAAGGGCAAGCTGTCTGACGAGACCTATGCCTCGCTGGAAAAGGCTGGCATCCCGAAGGCCGAGGTGGACACCTACATCCGTGGCAAGCAGGCGGAAGTCGATGCATACGATGCGGCTGTCTATGGCACCGCTGGTGGCAACGAAGCGTACCTTGGTCTGATCGAGTGGGCGAAGGGCAACCTCGCCGAAGCCGAGAAGATCGAGTTCAACTCCGCCGTCACGTCCGGCAATCCCGCACGAGCAAAGATGGCCGTCGAGGCCCTCGCTGCACGTCACGCTGCGAAGCGCGGTGCCCCTCCGGGTTCCCTGCTGAATGGCAAGAAGTCCCCCACGGGTGCTGCGCCGTTCAAGTCGCAGATCGAAGTGACCGCAGCGATGCGCTCGCCTCAGTACAAGAACGACCCGGCATTCCGTGCCGAAGTCGCGGAGCGGCTGCGCCTCTCCGAGTTCTAAACCACAACCCCGCACGCCTCTGCCCCCGATGAAATAGGCGGGGTCAAGCGCAAATAGCGGGGTATTCAACTTCTCTCACGTAAGGAAATCACAAGAACAAAATGGCAAACGCTGTACCGAATCGTCTTGGTCAAGTCCAGAACACTGGTGATGACAAGGCGCTGTTCCTCAAGCAGTACGCGGGTGAAGTTCTGGCCTCGTTCGTTGAGGAGTACAAGCTGGCGGGCAAGGTCACCGAGCGCAACATCTCGCACGGCAAGTCGGCCTCGTTCCCGGCCATCGGCACCATCGGCTCCGAGTACCACGTACCGGGCACCGAGATCACGGGCCTGAATGTCCAGCACAACGAAGTGATCCTGAACCTCGATCCCATGCTGATCTCGCATGTGTTCATTCCGAACATCGACGAGGCGATGAACCACTACGATGTGCGTAGCGAGTACACGAAGCAGCAGGGTCTCGAACTGGCAAAGCAGCGCCAGCTCAACGAAATCCGTTGCGCAATCCTGGCAGCTCGCCAGACCGAAGGCCCGGTGGATGGTCAGCCGGGTGGCCTGATCGTCAAGGCTGCGACGATGGGCACCGACGCATCGCTGGTCGCTGCGGCGATCCGTCAGATTCGTCAGAACTTCGACGAGAAGAACGTTCCCGATGAGGACGTTGTTGCCGTGCTGAAGCCCGCCATGTGGTACTTGCTGACCCAGGTGAAAGACCTGGTGGATCGTGACTTCAACCCGACGGAAGGCGCAAGTCTCTCGCAGGCTGTCATCCAGTCCATCGCCCGCATCCCGTTGCTGAAGACCAACTTCTTCCCGAACGCAGACGACACCGCGAACGCGAAGGTCGTTGCCAGCCGTCGTGCGGACTACAGCAAGTCGGTTGCTTCTGTGTTCCACAAGAGCGCGGTCGGCACGCTGAAGCTGCTGGACTTGGCACTGGAAGACACCTATGACGCACGTCGTCAGGGCACCCTGATGCTGAGCAAGTTCGCCCTGGGCCACGGCCCTCTGCGTGCTGCCGGCGCTGCGGAAATTGCCATCGGCGCGTAAGCGTCACCCCTCAACCCGTCACGACCTTAACCGGCGTGGCGGGTTTTTTTTGCCTGGAGACTTATGCAACTCACTGCAACCACGGAGCTTGAGGCTGTCAACCAACTGCTGAAGGCAGTGGGCGAGACTCCCGTCAACACGCTCGACAACATGGGCTTCACCGATGCCTCGATTGCGCGCGACACGCTGCGCACGAAGGCACGAGAGATTCAGTCACGCGGCTGGTACTTCAACCGCGACTACGACTACTACTTCACCCCGGCCTCTGACGGTCAGGTTGTGTTACCACAGAACGTCATCTCGCTGCGCCCATCGACGGCAGAGTCACGCCGTATCGTCCCGCGCGGCGGCAAGCTATACAACGCAGACGACAGCACCTACGTGTTCGACGCCGACAACGGCCCGGTCGCTGAGGTGGTCTGGATGTTCGACTTCGAGACGCTGCCCGAGTCGGCGCGTCGCTACATCACCGTGAAAGCGGCCACGCAGTTCCAGGCGCAGTTCCAGGGCAGCGAGCAGTCCTACGGGTTCACCCAGGACGACGAGCGGTTCGCACTGGCAGTCCTCGCCGACGAGGAGCGGGCCTACGAGCCGAAGGGCAACATGTTCAACGATGCGGCCGAAGTGTCCGAAGTCTGGACTCGCTCGTAATGCCATTGGTCTCTGGAACTATCCCGTCGATGATTGGCGGGGTCTCCCAGCAGGACGCATCTGTGCGCCTGATGTCGCAGATCGAAGCGGCAATGAATTGCGATCTCTCCCCTGCACGCGGTGCTGGCCCACGGCCGCCCGCGCAGTTCGTGAACGTGCTTGGCTTCGACATCCCGGACAACGCGTTCTTCCACAGCATCATCCGCGACTCTCGCGAGCGTTACATCGTCGCCATCTATCCTGGCAAGGTTCGTGTGTTCAACCACGAGACCGGCAAGGAGTACGTGGTCATCGTTGACCAGGCGTCCCTGTCGTACCTCACGACCCAGCAGAACCCTTGGGAGTCCCTTCGAGCCGTCACGGTCGATGACTACACCTTCATCGTCAACCGCGATGTCCGTGTGGCCCTGGCCGACACGTTGACCCCTGGCAGTGTCACGGGTTCCGTGCAGACCTTTGAAGACCTCCCGAAGATCACCGATCACTACGACCGCATCGGCGTCATCTACGAAGTCCGTGGTGACTCTCAGAACTCCTTCGACAACTACTTCGTGCAGATGGAGTCCACGATGGTATGGCGAGAGGTGCCCTGTCCGGGACAGATGGGAACGCTCGACAAGGCCACGATGCCTCACGGTCTCAAGCGAGTCCCTGACTCCATCAACCCGGACGGCTTCTACTTCACCTACGGCCCGGTCGAATACGACACGCGCTATGCGGGTGACGACAAGTCCAGCCCTGCCCCGTCCATCGTCGGGCAACGCCTGGGTGACGTGTTCTTCCATCGGGATCGT